AAGGGTTTAGGCAAACCAAAGGCTCTGTCTACGGCAAAGAAAACAAAGGCCAAGGCTGCGGCTAAGGCGGCTGGTCGTCCTTACCCTAACTTGATTGACAATATCCGCGCCGCTAGGAGCAAGTGATGGCTACCAAGAAAAACTGGATCGCTGAGGCCGTAAAGAAGCCCGGCGCACTGCGTAAAGAGCTTGGTGTTAAAGAGGGTAAGACTATCCCCGCCAAGAAGCTTGCAAAGGCTGCCAAAGCGCCTGGTAAGCTGGGTCAGCGTGCTCGATTGGCCGAGACCTTGAAGGGTCTGCGTAAATGAACAACAACCCGCTTGCCGCGCTACAGCAGGATTTCCAGCAAGTAGCAGGTCATATTGGCAGCATCAATGGTGGAGGTGGTAATAATAACGCCTCTGCTATGGGTAGTCAGGGCTATGGCGGCGGGTTCGGTGGTGGGTTTGGTTTTGGCAATCAGCAACCACAGAATCCTTATGCTCAGGGTTCTGGATACGGTGGTGGTGTAGGCGGCCCTCAGATGATGCCAGGGCAGCAGCCGCAGTTTGGCCCTCAGGGCGGCGGTGGGTTTGGTCAGTTCGGCGGCTTTGGAAACATGAATGGTAATAGTTCCAACAACGTCAATCAAGGAACGAACGGCAACGGTCAAAACGATATCTGGGGCGCTAACAATCCGTGGCAAAACCAAGGCGGTTATGGTCAGTCTGGTGGACTCAATAACCTTGCTGGTAACAATTACAGCAACTTCAATCAGAACATGGGAAGTAGTGAGTCAACGTTGGTTATGCAACAGATTCCAATGGCTCCTCCCCCACCATCAGACCCAAATTACAACGCAGGCTTAGGCCCACAACAGCAAGACCCCACCCTTATCCAAACACCACAACAAAATCCGCTTGCTTATGACTTACAAGGAGTAAACCAGCAGCCCGATAATATGCGGGCTTCGTTTGCCCATGAGGAGAATCAGCCCGGTTTTTATCAACCCGGTGCCCTAATGGATACTCAGAAGTCTGTAGACGGAAGCTCGGGCACGATTACAATGGCCCACGGCGGCGTTATTGCTTTGGCTCATGGCGGAGCAGTTCAGCGTTTTGATGACGGCGGAATAGCTGCACTTGCCCAAAACATCGCTGGTAATATTACCAACAACTGGGGTATTGGTAACGCTGGAAACCAAGATTGGACTTATACCGCTCAGGGCACCAACGGGATACAGGCCAATCCAACGTTTAACTGGACTCCGGCTACGGCCCCTGCAGCGGCAGGCGGTGGTGGCGGCAGCAATAGCCAGAACGTAGTGGTGCCAGATACTTCTGCACAAGATACAACTACGCAGCCCATTCAACCGACACCAGTAATTGAGCCTACTGCACCTCAGCCTTATACGCCTGAGCCGATGCCTCCGCTTGATGTAACAGTTCCAGAGACTCCTCCTGAAAAAACACCAAGCGTTACGATTACACCGATAGACGGTGGGGACGACCAAACTCCGGTAACGTATAACAATCTACCGGTTGAGCAAACGCCAGTCGTAACAAATGACACGCCTACTGAGAAGACAGGTACGGTAGAGATTTCTGTGCCTGCGCAAGATAGCACATCTACGTATACGCCTCCTCCGATTGCGACGCCAGAGCCTATTCAACCAACAGAGCCTCAGAGTTACACGCCTGAACCGATGCCCGACTTGACTTCTGGTATTGCATCGTTGACTCCAGCTTTGGATGCTACTAATGCACCAGTAACTCAGTCAATTGATACGCCTGTTAACCCAGCACCGGCTCCAACACCGACACCTGATTCCACCAATACTGGAATCGCATCTTTGACGCCTCCATTGGATGCGGTCAATAATCCAGCACCAGCCCCTATAGCACCAGATGCTCAAGCGCAGGCTGCAGCCCAGGCTCAAGCTGATGCACAGGCACAGGCCGCTGCTGCAGCACAAGCTCAAGCTGCCGCTCAGGCGCAGGCGCAGGCAGATGCACAAGCTCAGGCACAAGCCGCAGCAGCTGCTCAAGCTCAGGCCGACGCATTAAATGCTGCAGCACCCCAAGTGGATAATACTGTTGTAAATCCATACGTTCAGCCAATTGATTCATCTTTAACGGGTTACAACTACAGCTCTGGACCGTTTGAAAATGGCGGCTTTGCTCCGGGGGTTGGTTCAGGTGGTGGGGATTCTTGCCCGGCTCCTTGGATAAAGATTATGTTATCCGATGGAAGTCAAATAGAAGCCAAAGACATTAAAGTCGGCATGATGGTTTACACCCGGCATGAGAGCAAAGATGTCTGGAGTAACTACCCAGTGATCGCCGTCAAACCCGGATCAGATCTGCGTTGGAAAGTGGACTTTGAAGATGGCCGTCAGTTTGTTGGTACATTTACACACCCCTTGCACACCGAAGATCGCGGTTGGGTTGAGCTGCAGCATTTAAAATCTGGCGACAAGATCACAGAACCAGGTGGGACGTTTGCAGTTGTGTGCAGCACCAAAGAAGACGGCATTGGTGAGATCATCAAGATTACCGTGGAAGATGCGCATACCTACCTGACTGAAGGTTTTTTATCGCACAACAAGGCCCACTTTGATGTCGAAGAAGATGCCGCTGGGGGTTTGACTGGTCATCACTACTATGTTGGTGGGATAATTGACCTGCTAAGGAACTACTACTATGGCTAACCTTGTCACGTCAGGCGGAGCAGTCTACAACCCTCAATTGACCGAGATCATTGAGGAAGCTTTTGAGCGTGCTGGCTCTGAGCTGCGGTCTGGTTACGATTTGCGTACTGCTCGACGTTCGTTGAACCTGATGTTCGCCGACTGGGCTAACCGTGGCATCAACATGTGGACAATGGACCAAGGCGTGATTACCCTGGTCCAAGGGCAGTCTACCTATGCATTGCCTTCTGATACTGTTGACCTGCTTGAGCACGTTATTCGTACGCAGGCTAACAACACCAGTAATCAGGCTGACTTGACTATTACGCGTATCAGCGTCTCGACCTATGCTACGTTGCCCAACAAGTTGCAACAGGCTCGTCCTATTCAGGTATTGGTTAACCGTCAAGACGCCCAGCAGAGTCCAACCACGATCACTGTTGCCAGTGCAGCATCAGCTACTGACACAACCATTACGCTGACATCGACTGTCGGCCTACCCGCCTACGGCTTTGTGCTGATTGACAGTGAAGTTATTTTTTATCAGTACATCTCGGGCAACACAATTAACACCTGCGCCCGTGGTCAGAACAACACCACCGCCGCCTCACACGCTGTGGCCGCTCCAGTGAGTATCCAATACCTGCCCTCAGTGACGGTGTGGCCTATTCCAGACGGGGCGCAGCAGTACCAGTTTGCCTATTGGCGTTTGCGTCGTACACAAGACGCCGGTAACGGTGTTAACGTCATGGACATCCCGTTCCGGTTTCTGCCTGCTATGGTGGCTGGATTGGCTTATTATTTGATTCTGAAGCTTCCACCCGCGCCGGACACCCAGGCTCGCCTGCAGGTCCTTAAAGCGCAATACGATGAGGCTTGGCAGTTGGCATCGGACGAAGACCGCGAAAAAGCTGCGGTTCGATTTGTCCCCCGCCAGATGTACATTGGGAATAGCTACTAATGGGTAATAGGTTCGCATCCGGTAAGAACGCGATTGCCGAGTGCGATCGGTGTGATTTTCGCTACCCGTTAAAAGTTCTTCGCCGTGAGGTTATCAAGGGCAAGAACTACGAGTTGCTGGTTTGTCCAACATGCTTCGATCCGGACCAGCCGCAGTTACACTTAGGCGAGTTTCCTGTTGACGATCCGCAGGGTTTGCGTAATCCTCGGCCTGACCGGAGCTACTATGCTTCGGGCTTGGATGCACAGGGATATACATCGGGCGGCTCTCGGGATATCCAGTGGGGATGGAACCCGATTGGTGGATCAAGATTATTTGATAACGCATTGACGCCAAATTACTTGGCAACAGTGACAAGTGTTGGTACGATTACGATTACGACTACTTAGGAGTAGAACATGGCTAAGAAAATGATGGAAGAATCTAAAGCCGAGTCTCGAAAAGAGATGGCTGAAGACAAAAAGCAGGACGTTGCTTTGATTAAAAAGGCGTTCAAAGAGCACGACAAGCAAGAGCACAAAGGCGGCAAAGGCACAAAGATCACTTTGAAAAAAGGTGGCGTAACTGGTCAAGCCATGCGTGCTGTTGGTCGTAACCTGGCTCGCGCTCACAACCAAAAATCTGGGAGCAAATAATGGCCAAGTTCTCTCACAAAAAAATGGGCAAGGAAGTGGGCTCTGCAGAAGAGTACGCTAAGCCCCACAAAATGAATGGTAAAGCTTTGACCATCAATGAATTGGACGGCTATCGTAATGATGTGCCCGATCCCAATACGTTGAAAGCGCAGGCTTTGGGGCCATCCAATCCTAACGTTCCTCGCGTTAGCATGGGCGATCCTGGTCCTGGCGGCATTAAAACTTCCGGCATCAAGATTCGCGGCACTGGTGCAGCTACCAAGGGTATCTTTGCCCGAGGCCCGATGGCATGAACTACTACCAGCTCGTAACTGCTGTTCAAGACTACACCGAAAATACCTTTTCGACGGTAGACATAAACACGTTTATCGAGCAGGCAGAGCAGCGAATCTACAACGACATTCAGTTTCCTTCGCTGCGTAAAAATGTCACCGGCACAGTAAGTTCGTCCAACCCCTACCTGTCCGCCCCAGCAGACTATTTGTCTACCTATTCGCTGGCTGCGTATTCCACGTTTAGCACGACTGCTACTGGGACCTCTGGCACGAACGTCATCACGGTATCCAGCGTTACCGGCGTGTCGATTGGCCAGAATGTGACTGGCACAGGTATTGGCGCTGGAGCGATTGTTTACGGCATTAACGGCACAAGCATTACGCTGAGTGTGGTAAATACTGGAACTGTTTCCGGTACTGTGGCCTTCCAAGGCGCGTATCAGTACCTGCTAAACAAGGATGTTAACTTCATCCGCGAAGCGTTTCCTTACCCGTCGGTGTCGGGGTTCCCCACACACTACGCTATCTTCGGCCCCCAGTCTGCCCTGCCTAATGAGTTGTCGTTCATGATGGGTCCTACGCCAGATCAGAACTACGGTGTGGAACTACACTACTTCTTCTATCCGCCATCGATCATCCCTGGAATTATTACCAGCTTGAACAGTTCGTTCACTGCTGGTTCGGGCTATCCTGCTGGAACTTATTACAACCAGGCTTTGACCGGCGGGACCGGTTCTGGTGCAACGGCCAACATTGTTGTTAATTCAAGTGGTAACGTTACCAGCGTGAGTTTGGAAACTGGTGGATCTGGTTATGCTGTTGGAGATTCATTGTCTATTAGCCTGACTACTGGTGCAGGTTTTGCGGTGACGGTCCCCAATGCTGCAAGCCTGAATCAGACCAATGGCATGACATGGCTTGGCGACAACTACGATGCAGCATTGCTGTATGGCGCTTTGGTTGAAGCTATTACCTTCATGAAGGGCGAACAAGATTTGGTTCAGTTGTACAACACCAAGTACAACGAAGCGCTTGCACAAGCCAAACGTCTGGGCGACGGCCTCGAAAAACAGGACGCATTCCGCTCAGGCCAATACCGTCAAAAAGTCACATGATCCGGTACACACGTCAAGAAGCCAAACAGTTAGGCCTTCCTACCTGCTACGGTTCCCTCTGCAAAAAGCATCCAGAGCTAGAGGGGCATCGACGTGTAAGTGGCGCTTGTGTGGAATGCTCTCGGGAACAAACACGCAAATATCGCGCAGCCGATCCAGAAAAACGAGCCGCAAACTACCGTAAAAGTAACGCTAAGGTGGCTGCCCAGCGCAAGAATGACCCAGTTAAACACGCCGCTAAAATTACCGCTGACCGCGCATACCGTGCTGCCAACCCAGAAAAAGTAGCTGAAATGAAGCGTGCATGGGCCGCAAAGAATCCCGGCGCTACTTCAGCTGCCGCCAAACTTCGCAAATGGGCCCAGAAGCAACGTACACCTAAATGGCTTACAAAAGATGATTTGTGGCTGATCCGAGAAGCCTATGCACTTGCGTCATTGCGGACTAAAATGCTGGGTATTCAGTATGAAGTAGACCACTGCGTACCACTACAAGGTGAAACTGTGTCCGGCCTCCATGTCCCCAACAATTTACAGGTTATCCCACGAGTGCTGAATCGCGCTAAGTGGAACCATTTTGAGGCCGCATAATGTCAATCCTTCAAGGCCAGACGACGAGTTTCAAGGTTGGGCTGTACAACGGTCAGTTCAACCTTGCGTCCGATACCATCAAAATGGCGCTGTATACAGGCAACGCCAATTTAAACCCCAGCACTACTGCGTACTCAAGCACCAACGAAGTATCAGGCACAGGCTATACCGCTGGCGGTCAAACCATGACGGGCGTGACGATCAGCTATGACGCGACGAACAGCGTGGCGTACGTTAACTTTGCCAATGTGGTTTGGAATCCCGCAGCCTTTACTGCACGGTGTGCTTTGATTTATGATGCTACGGCTTCCAACGCTTCGATTGCTGTGATTGATTTTGGCTCAGACAAGACCTGCACCAACACGTTTACGGTAACCATGCCTGCTAACACTTACTCAACCGCGCTGATTCGGAGCGCATAAGGAATCTTATGAACAACATTGAAAAACTGAATGTCCAAGACGCTCCCAGCGCTTCGGTTACTGTGGGCTCAGGTCTGGATGAAGATATGCGTATCGTTGGTCGGTTTACCGCTACCTGCTACGACTCTGAAGGTAACCTGAAATGGGAAGAACACTTCCCCAACTTGGTGGTGAACGTCGGTAAGATTGACTTGTTGAACAAGTATTTTGCTGGTACATCCTACACTGCTGCTTGGTACTTGGGACTTGTCAATGGCGGAACTACTCCTACTTACAACGCTGCGGACACTATGTCTTCGCACAGCGGCTGGACTGAAATCACTGGCTATTCAAACTCTACACGCCCTGCGGCTTCTTTTGGGTCTGCCACTGCTTCCGGTGGCGGTGCTGGTTCTGCTGGTACTGGAACTATTTCCACTTCTGCTACAGCGTTTAACATCAATGCTACTAACACGGTGGCGGGCGCGTTTTTGACTACCAGCAACACCATTGGCGGCACGACTGGTACGCTGTTCAGCGCTGGTAGCTTTGCTTCTTCTCGCTCGGTTTTGAGCGGCGACGTGTTGAACGTCACTTGGACTGCCAACTGCTAAGGAGCTAACATGGCTGCAAACTTCAAAGTTGGTGAGACCGTTAAGCTGGTTGCCACTATCCCTCAAGGGCCGGTGGAAGCCTTGACGATTGATTCGTCGGGCAACATTTTGTATCTTGTTCAATGGACGGATGCTCAAGGCCATCAGCAACAAACTTGGTTTCCAGAGGCAGACTTAGTAGCTGCTTAACCCATGTCAGCAACAGGCGGCTGGGGATCAGGATGGTGGGGTCAGGCCGCTTGGAATGGATCGGTCTACGATAACTCGACCACTGAAACAGCCACCGTTACTGA